AGATGGGACTTATTTGCCTAAGTCAGTGTTACATGCCGATTTGGATAGGGGTATGTTGGATTTTGTTAAGACTGAATTAGAGGTTGTTACTGCAGGTAAAATAGTACCAATGTTGGATATTATTATTACAACACAAAACTGGTCACAGTATTTAGAAACGTGGCAGTTTGTTGATTTAGATTATAATCCTTCACCACCATTTATTACAGTTGTTAGAGCTCCAGAAGTTAAGTATGGTACAAACCCATCACTTCAATATACAATTCCAAATAGAAAACAATTTTATTATGCGTCTGTACCAACTTGGAATGGTAATGAACAAGGTATGGACATTTATACAATCCCACAACCTGTCCCTGTTGATATCAAATATAGTGTTAAAATTATTTGTAATAGAATGAGAGAACTTAATCAACTTAATAAAGTTGTTATGCAAACATTCTCATCAAGACAAGCATATACCTTTATTAAGGGTCAATATGTTCCAATTATTTTAGATAACGTTTCAGACGAATCTCAAATGACCATGGAGGCAAGAAAATATTACGTTCAAACTTATGATTTTACAATGTTGGGTTATCTGATAGATGAAGATGAGTTTGAAGTTAAACCAGCAATTCAAAGAATAACACAATTAATTGAATTAGATACTACAACAAGAAAACAAAGAGCCAACAAATTTCCAAAAAATCCTGATGAGTTTCCTTCTGATTTTCTTTTTGTTTCGGGTAACACCACTTTAGTTGATATGATTGATTTTACAGCAAACATGTCTTTGGTTGGTACCGATAATATTGATACCTATGATGTTTACATTAATGATGATTATTATGGTAGCGATGTTTCATTAATTCAAATTACAACAAATGATATTTTAAGGATTGAAGTTACAAAAAATGATAATACTCAAGAATCAAAAATAACTTTCAATAATAAGCTAGTTTAATCTTCTCCGTATATATCTTTTTTTTCTTTACACTTTTCAATAATTAAATTTTCTAAAAACTTATAAATCTTTATTCCACGTTTATCACAGTACTTTTTTAGGATATCGTGTGATTCAGGGGATATTTTTATGTTCTTGATTTCTTTCTTTGTTTTCATGGTGTGAAAAAAGGCAGAATTAATTCCTACCGTTTATAAATACTTACTCAAAAGTAAAGTTTTTTCACATAATATTGAATATTTATCAATAAAATAAATCTGTAACAGAATAATTTAATAATGGCAACAGCACAAGCAAATCAAAAAGTATTCGTATCACCAGGCGTATACACATCTGAAACCGACTTATCATTCGTAGCCCAAAGTGTGGGTGTAACGACTTTAGGTCTTGTTGGAGAAACTTTAAAAGGTCCAGCATTTGAACCAGTATTCATAACTAACTATGATGAGTTCCAAGCTTATTTCGGGGGAACAGAACCCGTTAAGTTTTATAATACTCAAATACCAAAGTATGAGGCGGCATATATTGCTAAATCATATTTACAACAATCTAACCAATTGTTTGTTACCAGAGTTTTAGGTTTATCGGGTTATGACGCAGGACCATCATGGACTCTTAACGTCACAGCCAATGTAGACCCAACAACTATTGGTAACCCATCTACAGGTGTTACGTTTACCGCAGACTTTACAGGAAGCTCAACAGGTAATACAATTACTTTTGTTGGTGGAGCGTTACCTGCTGAGGTTAGTGCGAATTTAAATGTACAATATAGATTAGAAGACGGTACAACATCAACATTACAAGATGACTTTAATACTTATTTAGATGGTATTATGGATATACCATCAACCTCAGCAACAACTGCGGTTATTTATGGTGCTATACCTGAAACTGATTACCAAACTTTAGTTGGAACATATACAACAGATTATAGTCCATATGGATGTGAAAATAATTTTACACAAAACGAATTAACTGAAGGTGCTAACGATTCTTGGTATTACGCTAACTTTGAATTTGAAAACAACGACTCATTAACAGGTAATTATACAGGTTATTCATTCTACTATACTGTTTCTAATTTAGTTTCAGGAGCGTCTAGTACATTTACAGGAACTATTGTTGGTAATTCATACACATTTACTGGTACTGCGTATTCAGAATTTAACAACATGGTTGTCGGAACTATTCGTTCAAGAGGAATTTCTCTTTTTGATAATAGTAGTACTAGTGAAAACCACGGTCCCATTTATCAAGTAAGTGGACTCACAGATTTACAATTAATATGTACTGGTCAATATTCGGGTATTACAAAATCACCTTACGCTACTTTCTTATTATCAGGTGTGACAAGAGAATTAGATACATTCTCATTTGAGACTTCATTATTGGCATCATCGGCAAAATATATTACTAAAGTGTTGGGTGTTGATAATTTTGGTAAATCAAGATTTGAAGTTCCAATTTATGTTGAAGAAGCATATCAAGCATCTTTAAATTATGCATACAACCAAGGTTATATTCGTGGGTTAGCGTGTGATTTAATTGCATTACCTGATGCTAGAAGTGAAAATAGTTCATCAATAGCATATAATTTAGAGCAGTATCAATCACCTGAAACACCATTCTTAGTTTCAGAATTAAGAGGTAATAAAGTTTACAAATTATTCAAATTTATTTCAATCTCTGATGGTGATTCTGCAAATACTGAAATTAAAGTATCTATTGCTAACTTATCATATAATAATATGTCATTTGATGTATTAGTTAGAAATTTCTTTGATACTGATGCAAACCCTGTTGTAATTGAAAAATTCACAAATTGTAATATGGACCCAGGCACAAATAATTTTGTGGCTAAAAAAATAGGTTCATCTAACGGTGAGTTTGCGTTAATTTCAAAATATATTATGGTTGAAATGGCAGATGAAGCACCAATTGATGCATTACCTTGTGGTTTTTATGGATACACTCAAAGAGAATATCAAGATTACACTCTTTACCCATCACCATATCCTAAATTTAAAACAAAATATTATTTTCCAGGTGAGGTTGTTTCTAACCCACCATTTGGTTCTGCGGCAGGAGGAGCTCCAGTTCAGTCTGCAGGAGATATCGTTAGAAGAAATTATTTAGGGTTTTCAAGTCAATTTGGTATTGATGAATCTTTCTTAACATATAAAGGTAAACAAAATCCTTCAAATTGGATTTCAAATCCTTTGGCGGTTGGTCAACCTTGGAATGTAATAAGTAAAGGTTTCCACATGGACTCAGGAGCAACGGTTGTTACACTTGGTAATCTTGTTGTTGATAGTGGTCAAACTGCATTTGAATGTGGTGTTGCTGAATTTAGAGAAGACCCTGGAACACAAGAAAACCCATACTACTTTATTTACTCAAGAAAATATACAATATGTTTCGCGGGTGGATTTGACGGATGGGACATTTACAGAGAGTGGAGAACTAACCAAGATAGATTCCAATTAGGTTCTTCAGGTTATTTAGCAGGAGCGTCAGCTTCTTCAAGATATCCAACTGCAACAGGTGACGGTTTGTTCAAAAGAATTGTAATTCAAAATAACACACAAGACTTTGCAAATACTGACTACTACGCGTACTTACTTGGTATCTTAACATTTGCTAACCCTGAATCTACAAACATTAACGTTTTTGCAACAACAGCGATTGATTATGTTAATAACTCAAACTTAGTAGAAGAAGCAATTGACATGATACAATTCTCAAGAGCTGACTCGGTTTATATCGCAACAACTCCTGACTACCAAATGTTTACTCCTGACGCAACTAACTCGTTAGATATCATCTATTCACAAGAAGCGGTTGATAACTTGGACAATACAGGAATTGATTCTAACTATACAGCAACTTACTATCCTTGGATTTTAACAAGAGATACAGTAAACAATACTCAAATTTACTTACCACCAACAGGTGAGGTTTGTAGAAACTTAGCATTGACAGATAACATTTCATTCCCTTGGTTCGCATCAGCGGGTTACACAAGAGGTCTTGTAAACTCAATCAAAGCTAGACAAAAACTTACACAAACTGATAGAGATACATTGTATCAAGGTAGAATTAACCCTATCGCAACTTTCTCTGATGTTGGAACTGTAATTTGGGGTAATAAAACATTACAAGTTGCTGACACAGCACTTAACAGATTGAACGTAAGAAGATTACTACTTCAAGCTCGTAAGTTAATTTCAGCGGTAGCGGTAAGATTATTGTTTGAACAAAACGACCAAGTTGTTAGACAA